TTTTTTTTTTAGAAACCCTTATCGTTATTTAAGGGTCCATTATTCCCGAATATTATATATAATACCCGACCAAACACCAGCAGACAGTAAATACCTGCTACTATTTTAAATATTATACTTAGGCTTCCTGCCCAAAGTAAATACACTACTATAATATAAATTAACAGTAATATATAATCAAAAATTTTCATATTTTATAAATTTTATGTTATTGTGTTTAGGAGTCTTACTTATTAGACTCCTTTAGGTTTTCTAACTCCCTAGTTAGTTCTAGGTTATTATTTAACTCTTTTTCTAGCTTCCGATCCAACAAAAAACTTTTTATCGTATCGTATGTCATTTTACCAAGTAGCGAAACTGACGCCACTAGGGTTACTGTTGCGAGGCATAAATTAGCCTCTTGTAATTTATTTTCCATCTTTTTTGATTTTTTCGATTTCCAACTTTAACTTTATATTTTCCTTTTGCAGAGACTTTGTCTCTTCTGTAAGAAATTCATTCCTCTGTTTTGAGACATCTTTCCATAGATATCCCAATATTACAGTTCCTATTAGGAGACCTGCTGTTTTTACTAATTCTAGCAGATCATCTGATTTTTTATTTTCCATAATTTTATTTTTTTTTTAATTGTTAATATGTCATTTTAGTTTAATTGCTAAGTACTTCTCTTACTTAGTCTTTTGATTATTAATTAAGTATGTTATATCTATCTTTTCGATAATATAATCAATATTTAATAATTAAGTTGTATTCCTTAATTTCCTAATAATCCGCTCTACTACTTTTAGATTTAGATAATACATTCTAATCTAATTTCATAGTTCACCCTAGTACTTTGGTTACTGCGTTTTGATATTGCTGCTAAGTTATTTTTCATATCTTAGACCATTCATATCTACGTAATAAGCTCTTCGCTCATTACTAATTTTTATTTATTTTTACTTATAAGTTAGCTATAATAAAATACTAACTTTTTGTTATAAGTGTCTTTTAAACCTTTATACGCGCTCGGCCTATATATTTCACGGGTATAACAACTCCCACTTCAAACTATTTTCTAGTTAATAGTGAAATACGTCTACTATTTTTACTTCGCCAAGCCGAAGTTAATGTCATCTCATTAAATTGTTCATATTATAATTTCCCGTAGACCACCTTCAGGTTTATTATAATACTAGTGCTATTCGTTTCAAGCACATGAAAAATAATTAGATACTAGAACTATGTCTAATATCTCTTTAGGTAATATAATTTCATCTTATATTACATATATAAGGTATTCACGGCGATTTGGGGAGGTCATATTTTTTAGCAATTATTCTAACACTTTTGCTATAATTTTTGACCTTATATTCATCGCCGGTATTAATACAGAGTCTAGTTGAAAAAATAAATTAACCTAATCATCCCGACTAAGTTAGTTTCGTATCAGTTACATAAATAATAGAGTTTTAATTCATATATAAGGTATTAGGAAGAAAAAAAAAGATAACCTAATCATCACGACTAAGTTATCTAAGGTATATTTTATGGCATAGTTCTTACACATATAAGGATTTAAAGTGAATAAAAAAAAATAACCTAGCCCTATTACAGACTAAGTTATTATTTTTGTTATACTTTTTCAACTTCTACTTTATCAGGACTACTTACAACCACTTTATCATTTTTATAAGTAACATTAAATCTATTAGACTCTATATTTTCTATCATATAGTTACTAATGGGTGTAATTAAGTTCTTCTCTAGATTCCTTCTCAAGTCTCTAGCACCATATTTATGGTCACAAAGTTTAATTATATAATCCTTGAACTCTTTTGTAACATTTACTTTTAGTTTATTTCCTGTAAATTGAGTTTTAATTTTCTTATACTCAATATCAAAGATCTTACTCAATTCTTCAGTACCCAGTTCATTAAAAATTACAATTGAACTAAGTCGCCCAATAAACTCGGGTCTAAATGTATTCTTTATTGCATTACTTACTATAGATTCATTTCTTTTTTGTTTCTCATCCCTACCTAGTTTGTTGAATCCTATATTAACATCTCCTGCTAATTCTCTGGTTCCAATATTACCAGTAAAGATAATGATACTAGATGAAAAGTCGATTTCAGTTGTTGCATCTGCTAGTTTTACTTTTCCTTCATCTAATATTGTTAAGAATATATCGAAGATTTTAGGATTCATTTTTTCAACTTCATCAACCAGTATAACGCTATTAGGTTTTCTTTTAACTTGTAACAATTGGGGCTCACTATCAAATCCAATATAACCTGCTGCAACACCTATTAATGAATTTGCAGAGGTATCATCTTTTAGTGTATTACCATCAATTCTTATCAAGTTATCTTCACTGCCATAGAATGTATTAGCAAGCTCTTTACATATCAAAGATTTACCAACGCCACTAGGACCAACGAGCAAGAAACTACCAAGAGGTCTTCTATGATCTGCTCTAAGACCTAAGACATTTTGATTAATTACGTTTGTTACTGTATCAATCGCGTTTTGTTGCCCTATTACTTTAGATTCTAGGGATTTTTTCATCTCTCTTAATTTTTCTCTATCAGTTTTCCTTATTGAATCAATCGGAACTCTAGAGATTTTACTAATTGAGCTTGCAACATCATCAAGAGTAATAGAAGGCCAATTTTTCTTTAGACTTCTTTCTCTTGCTTTCTTACTGTTTTCTATTTCTAGTTCTTCCTTAAGTTTATTTTCTTCTGCTTGTAATCTCTCAGCTTCTTCGAAATCACCTGCTTCTTTTGATTTCAGAACTAAGTCAACTTTCTTGCTTATCGCTTCATTCAGTTTCTTCTCAAGTCCATCTAGTGCAGTATTATCAACAACTTTTTTCTGTTTTACTACTGCACCTGCCATATCAAGAACTTCAATCGCTTTGTCGGGTTGTTGTTTTCCTGATATGTATCTTTGACTCCATCTTGCACAAGCCTCGATTACATCCTTATCTATCTTAACTTTGTGGAAATCTTCATACTTAGATTTAACACCATTCAAGATTTTAATAGTTTCATCAACTGTTGGTTCTTTAATACTAACCTGTGTGAATCTTCTATTAAGTGCTGCATCTTTTTCTATGAATTTCCTATACTCTTCGTCTGTTGTAGAACCGATGCATTGAAACTCACCCCTTGCTAGATATGGTTTGAGTATATTAGCTGCATCACCATTACCATTTTGTCCTCCATTACCTACTAAGTTATGAAGTTCGTCAATATAAACTATGATATCTTTATTATCACAGACTTCTTTTATTATGTTCTTTAATCGCTCCTCATATTCGCCTCGGAATTTTGTGCCCGCTACTAAGTCGTTTAAGTTAAGTGAACAAATTCTCTTACCGACTAGATCTAATGGCACCTGTTTAGAGGCGATTCTTTGAGCAAGTCTTTCAACAATTGCACTCTTACCTACACCAGCTTTACCTGTTATACTTACATTAGGCTTTCTTCTTTTACATAGGATTTCAATTATTGAATCAACAACATCATCTCTACCAATGACAGGATCGAATTTTTTGTTAATCGCTTCCCTCGTCATGTCTCTACTAAAAGAATCAAGTATTGGTGTTTTTGAATCAGGATCTACATCAGCTACATTTATTGCTTCATTAGTTCCCCATGCCTCAAACTCACTATCATCTTTTTCTGTAAGTTTATTATTTATACTAAAATCAGGGCTCGAGTAATCAATTCTTTTTTCTTTTAGTTGTTCAGGAATATTTAGAAATTCTGAGTTTATACCGTACTCCTTAATTAGTCTAACAGAACCTTCAAAATCTGCAAGATCAAGGCAAGATAGTAAAAGGTCTCGTGATTGTATATTTCCTTTACTTTCTACCTCTTTAGTTACGAAATCGAAAGAAACATTCAATGAATCTTCTAGTGTAATTCCATCTTCGAGGTTAAATACACTCTCTTCATTTGGATCTATCTTTCCATTATTTTCAGCCAAATCTTTCAGCTTTTTGAGTAGTTCTGCCTTTTTCTCTGCAGGTATACACATAAATCTAAGATCAAGTTTCGGATCTAGATCAGAAAATTTTCCTCCCCTGAAATAGAAGTTGAGAAGATTATAAACAAAATTATCAACTGTTATGTACTTTAGTTTATTACTTTTTGCAAATTCCTCGCATAATAATAAAACTGCTTCTAAATCTTTTTCAAATTTCTTCATTATTGTTTTTTATTTATTTTACTTCTATTAATAAGATTTCTAACCCACCATAAGAACAAAAAAAAATAAAAAGGAACCTAATTATCTCAATTAAGTCCCTTCTCCTAACATTAATATGAATGTATAAACGAATCTTTATAATATCTATCCATCTATAAGGTATTGATAGGTTAATAAAAAATATAGCCTAATCATCACGACTAAGCTATATAATTATTAGTAAGTTTTTAAATAACAACTTTACATAAGGTATTAAAATAGCAGTCAGGGGAAGTTTTACTCATCTTTTCATACTCACACATTTATAGAATAAAACAGATAAAACCATAACTACTCATATATAAGGAAATGAATGGTGTAAAAAAAAATAGGACCCATTTACTTTAGGTCCTATATTAATTTTATATTGTGTGTGTATCAATTAGTTGTAAGAATTGATCTCTTGTCATTGATCCACCTGCAGCAGTCTTATGACCCCCACCACAGAAATTTTCTTTCATGTAATCAGCCAGGTTTAATCCAGTTTCACTTTCACTATACATTGATATTGCAAATGGTCTACCTTCTGCTACATCTCTCTTGTTTACACAGATGGTTATATCGTAGTTGTTAATAACTGAATTGAACTGCTGACTTCCAAATTCTGAAGTTAACATGCAAATTCCTCTATACTTACCTGCAACTAAGACAGGGAATCCATAAGTACCTACAGCAGTTTTATGTCTTTTCTGATTATAGGTATTTATTGTCTTACCACTTTCAATAATATCTGCAGTTAATCTACTATCCTTCTCAATTAATTTCTCAAACACTTGATTAATTGAGTTATATACTACGCCATATTGAGTTTTAAGACCTAACTGAAAAGCAACTGTCTCTTTGTCCCATGAAAATCTATCTTTATTCCAGACATCATAGGCAGATATTAGTCTTATACTCTTAGGCGCTGTTATGTTGTTGTGTAGATAATTCCAGCACAATTCACAAGCGCCAACACCAAGTCTTCTAACACCTTCTAAGTCATCATATCCAAGTTCCTTAGATGAATCGATGGCGCTAATATGATGATCAATCCAAACAACTTTATATCCGCCTAGGTTTTTAAGACTTAACATATCCTCTGGTGGAAATGATATATCTACAAGGAATACTAGACAAGATTCACCCTCTTTTATTTCAGGTAATGAAGGTCTAGGGTCTCCATATGTCCAACCCTTTGTAATAACTTCTTGTATACCTAACTCTTTTCTAACATAGTGCTCTACAATCGCACATGAAAATAATCCATCATAGTCAACTCTATGATAAAAAATAATTACTTTGTTTTCCATTATATATTTTCATTTATTATTTCTTTTAATAAGGAACGAACTAGGTTATTAATATTAAGATCATCATCGAGAATCCATGAAATTAGAGGATAAAGTGAGGAGTCATACGGGTTTACTTTCTTACTTACTCTGGATAGTGCAAAAATTTTAAACTTTATTCTATTTAGTTCTTTAGAGTTTCTATACCCAAAAGTCTCTGATCTAAAAAAATTTAATCTGTTCTTGAGTCCGGGATTTTTAAACTCAACTTGATTCAATATATCTTTCAGCTCTACAATATTATAACCTTTATTTTTCAGGAGCGACACGCACTCCTTACTCAATATTCTTTTTTTGAACTTTACACTTCTCATACTAATAAGGGGCATATTTCGTCTAAACTGCAAAAATGTATAATACAGAAAGAAAAAAATGTGCAATTCAGTTTATTAGTAATATGTTTTAGTTATGAAAAAAAAAAATAGCCTAACGAATGTTAAACTATTTTCTAAGTTACACCAGTTATGCATTGGCTGTTTTTAAACTGATATCGAGAAGGCTCATGACTCTATCTTGAAATTCTCTAAAAGACTCTAAAAATTCTCTTTCTGTAATTTCTTTTGTAATCTCTGGATCTAGTAAGTTTTTTCTGTGAATAGAGTTTTTGGAAAGCTCACAAGAAACAATCTCGTTATTATGCACTCTCAAAAATATAGAACCAAATTTATCTGGGTACATAGAGACTTTAGGCGCATATAGTATTCTACATATAAGTTCTGATTGGTCACTTTTTACTTTAAAATATCTCCCGATAAGTTTATCTTTTACAAGTTTTATTCGTTTAGGAAATTTATAATTTAGTATAACCTCTTCAGAAATAATATTTATTCTATTAAATATCTCACATACCTTTTTCTTAATATCTATATTGGCCACCTCCTCTGTCAATCTATCTCGGTTAATGACATAAGTATTAAGATGTATAGATAAGTTATTTCTTAGTTTTGAAAAGTTGGTCGACTCATCTATTTCTGGAATTGATAAATCCAAGATTTTATGATTATCAGTTTTATCACTAATTTTACAAGCTATATAGTAACTATTACTCATATTGTCGTGAAATACTTTACCAATAGACTTGAAACCTCTTTCGTAATTCTCTTCTTGATATATTTGATCTTCTAGATCACGTATTTTAAGCTCGATATTATTTATTAAATCTTTATTTAGTTTGTTCATATTCTTTTATTCTCTTAATAAATTGGTTTTTTGCCTCATTAATATATTTAGTATATAATTCTTCTGATATTTCTGTTGAGAAATCTGGATCAAGAAGTTCAGCTCTGCTTACTACATTATCTAAAGATCTACATGTTGTTCTTTCATTTTGATAGAATTCGAGACATATTCCACTATACCCAGTAGGTCTCTTATCTTTAGTTTCTGTATCTCCAATTTTATATATATGAGAGCCTATTGTTCTTCCCCCAAGAAAAGATTTCTGATCTATCTTGAAATATCTCCCTACTAAATCATCTCTCAGTAATCCGCTCGAACCGAAAGAAGATTTATGGATTAAAATTAATTCATCGATATTCTTGTTCAATAATTCAAAATATCTATTAATAATATCTTCTAATTTTTCTGAAACTTTTACATAATCTTTAAAAATCTCCTCAAGGGGCTGAGAAATTTCCTTTTCGTCTACTGAAATGCCAGATACCTTAATATCTTTGAAATATGGTTCTCGTATGAAGTCAATATTTAGATATTCTAAATATAAAGACCCATAAGATTTATTACAACCAAGTACTACTATGTATTTTTCCCATGGGTGTTTTTTATTTTTAAAAATAGAACCAACCTGTAATTTTATTTTATTGGATATTTCTTCAAATTTATATTTTTCTAATTCTTCTTTTGCTTTACTTAATTCTTCTTTAAGATTCCTTATTCTATTATTCATTGTTTTTATTATTTAAATATTTCTATAAATAAGGTATTGATCTTCTTAATTTTAAAGATGAAAAAAAACTAACCTAATCATCTCGACTAAGTTAGTTCCTTCGTTCTTTGTATTTATGAATTATTATTACACATATAAGGTATCAGGGTGAAAAAAAATAGTAGTCAGGGGAAGTTTTACTCATCTTTTCATACTCACACATTTATAGAATAAAACAGATAAAACCATAACTACTACATATATAAGGAAATGAAGGTGCAAAAAAATATTTAGGACTTTCAGATATCACATAATTCTCTGTAATATCATACTTGTCCTTTATTGGCATAGATCCACTTCTTATTTATTAGGTACCGCTCAAAGCAGCTTCACTATGTCTAAACTAATTCACCTCTTTCATTAGTAGGTAGTATTTTGTTATAACTCTATACACCTATAAGGATTTGAGGGATTGTGTTTTACTTTAATATTCTATTTAGGAACTTCAGGTCATAAAATAAATCCTTTCTATTTTTTGGACCTGTTATGAACATTCTAGAAACATCCATCATACTTTTATCAGACTCTGTGAAATACTCAAATGCTTTATATGCAAGTTCACCAGTCCTCAAGGCATTTATTGTAAAACTTTCTAGGAATGCCCAATTATATTTTTTATGTGGATCAACTATCTTATCCAGGAAACTACTACAAACATTATATCTCTGTGTCAGTACTCCATCTAATTCGTTCAAGGCTTGTTTTCTTTTCTCACCTACTATTAGATCAAATTTTCCTGTCTTTGGGTTTTTATGCATTGGACCGCCTGATGCATAGTATTTTAATCTAAGTTCAATAATACCATACTCTTCTTCCATATACATTATCCTAGCACGATCTTCTTTAATACTTTCTAAGCTATCATGACTAGATCCATCAAGTTCAATATACATTTTTAGATCTTTCATGTATAAGTCAAGTGATATAAAAGATTTGTTCAGTACACTCTCATTAGTTACTCCACATTTTTTGCAGCATCTCTTCCACTGCTTACTTACTAATGGCACTTGATATTCTGGCACATAATTTAAGAATGTCTTAGACTTACTTAGTTTGTTCAAGTCTTCTATTACCATTCTTGCATATGTGCTGTTATTAAGTGCAAAACCTAAGTGAGAACTGAGGCATAATTTAGTTTCATCATCAGACTTAATTAATTTTTGTCTTTTTGTTATTAGGTTCATCTGCCTCTTACCACTAGTTTTCTTTTTATCATTACCAAAAATATTCCTAGGAAAGTATATACTACTATCTACTTTCAATTTTAGGTTCGTAATTGGATGATAGGCAACTTTACTTTCAAAAATTCTATTGCCAGGTAATAATACGTTCTGCACTAGGCCTCTTTTTATTTCTTTTACTTTCATTTTGAAAAATTTATATTATGAATAATCACTATGAATTATTTTAAACTAGAACCTCTCTCTACACAAAACAGATAAAAAGACGAAAGGCTCTTCTATATATAAAGCATGAGGACGAAAAAAAAAATAAGCTTAAATTAATAAGCTTAGTAAATTACCTTTAGGTAAATAGTTATAAACAATTTTATCTATTTTCTATTTTTCAAGAGATTAGTTGAAATTACCTTTAGATTTGTGATTACCTTTCGATAAACAATTAGTGCCTGTAAATTACTACTATCAAATGCGTTGAAATTACCTTTAGATAAATAATTACAAACAATATAATTTCTGTATTAGTATGTGCATTTCATAGTTGTGATTACCTTTAGATAAATAATTACAAACAATTCGTCTACTTCCTCTTGTTCAATTGTTGGAGTTGTGATTACCTTTAGATAAATA